CCATCGCGCCGCGGGGGAAATCGACGGTCCAATGCAGCGGATCGAAGCGCTTGACGTAACTCTGCACGATCGGTGCATCGGTATTCGTGAACCAGACGTTCATCGCCGCTCCACCAGTGCCGAACGGATCGCGCGAGCCAGCTGCCGGCTCGATTGCCTCAGCACCTGAGGATCGGACGGCGCAGGCGTCTGGATCGCGATCGCCACTCGCACGTCGCGCGCGCCGCCATTCGACAGATGCTCGATCCGGCCGCCGCTCGACGGAACGAACAGCTCCGGCCCCCGCTCACCAACGACATAGCCTCGGCCCACGCTCACCGGTCCGCCGGTCGCGCGCCCGGGCAAGCCGAGTAAGCCGGTGACAAGGCTCCCCAATCCATTGAGCAGCCCCGCGCCTGCACCGCCTCCTGGTCCAGCCGGATTGAACAGCGCACGCAGTGAAGCTTGGGCGATGTCCGCCATCGCAGACAGCGCCACCTTCTTCAGGTCATCGAATCCGATCTTGCCCGTCCGAATTGCCCGTGCGAGCGCGTTGTCGATCATCGATCCAGCGCGTCCCGCGCCTGCCACCAGCGGCCCCTCGAGCTCGCCGCGCATGCTGCCCACGTCGCGAGCGAACGCGGCCGTGTCGGCGCGCACGCTCACCACGAGGCGTTCGATTTCTTCATCCATGACTCAAGCTTTCAATCGTCCGGAAAGCGCCGGCGCAGCTCCTCGATCGTCGCTGCATCGGGAACATCCGCAGGTGCGGCCGGCGCCTGCAACGCAAGCGCGATTTCCGCCGGCGTAGAGTTCCAGAATTCGTCCGGGCGCCAGCCGAGCAACATCGCCGCGATGCTGCACAACCGCGCCGCAGCCTCGCCGAAAAGTTCGGCCCTCATCGGCCCTGCAGGATCTGGGTTAGCAGGAGTTTCAGCGTCGGGGTGATTCCCGCGAGCCCCTTTTCTACGACCACGTCCCCGATCCGCTCGCGCGTGATCGCTTTCGGCCGTCCTCTCGAAAGATGATCGAACAATGCGACGATCTGGTGCAGCTTGAGGACGCCTTCCGCCGCCCGCTCGACCATCTCGAACAGCGACCCAAGCTCCTCCTCGGCCGCAACGAGAGCGCCGAACGTCGGCCGAAGCAGAAGCTTCTCGCCCGCAACCTCGAGACTCGCTTCGCCCCGGAATGCATTGGCGCTCGTCACAACGGCACCACTTCGCCCGAGCTCTCCAGCGCAAGCGTGTAGTTGCGCTCGCCGTTGAAATCGCCGGCATATTCGAGCCGCGTGACCAGGAACTGCCCCTGCATCCGCTCGCCGCTTTCAAAGCTCAGCTCGTAGCTTTGCAGAGAGCCGTTCAAGGCCATCGCCTTGACCTGTGCCTCCGCCGCGCTGCCAGTGAAGATCCCGCTCGCCGCGACGGACACGGACCGCACTCCCGCTCCAGACAGAAGCTCGCGCCAGCCGCCGCTCCCCTTATTGGTGATCGCCACCGCATCGCCGTTGATTGTCAGCTGCGTGGTCTTGAGCCCCGCCACGGTCGAGTAGGTCGGCGTCGCCGACCCGTCGCCGATCTTGAGCAAAAACGCACTCCCGCGTTCCGCCGCCATTCGTTTCTCCTTCTAATTAGCCCCTTTCCCGCACGCGGGAGAGGGAATGAAGCGCGCAGCCTGATGGGGTGCGGGCGAGCACTGCAATCGCCCCAGCTGCTCAGGGTGAGGGCCCAACCGGTGAGCCCACTCAAACCGTCGCCAGCATCCGCGCGCGAAAATCGATCGCCGCGGCCCAAGGTCCTGCGACATCGCGAAGCACGCGGCGCCGCACCAGCTGCAGGTTCACGAGCTCCCACCCGTTCGCATCCGGAAGCGCCTGCAACGCCTGCTCAACCTCGTCGGCGAGCCCGTGCAATCGCACCGGTTGGTCGTCCCACAAGGTGATCGCGACCATGACCTCGCGGCCCGCCCCGCTCTTGTGTCCCCAGTCCGTTTCGGTCGTCGCGTCGAGCGCCGCGTATGGATAGGCCGCGCGCGCTGGTGGCCCGTCGAACACACCGGTGAGATCCGCGAGGCCGTTGAGCGCAGCCGCGATCGCGGTCTGCAACGCACCGCCCGCGCTCACTTCAGGCCTCCAGCCAGGAACCGCAGGCTGGGATCGATCAGCCAGCGCTTGATGATCCCGCGTCCGCGCACCAGCACCCGCGCCTCTTCGACTTCGACCGCGCCCGGTCCGAAGACGGACCGCAGTTCCTCGGCGACCTGCAGCAGCTTCGCCCGCTGCTGTACGCGAGCAAGTTCGTCCGCCCGCGCAAGGAGCGCCGCCATCACCCTCGCACCTCCTCGCATCGCATCACGATCCGGTCCTTCTGCCGCGGGTCGTCGAGCAATTGCCGCACCATCAGCTTGCGCGTGTTCCAGCTCACCCGCTGGTCGATCGCGATCCCGTCCCGCGCGCGAATGGTCACCCGATATTTCGGCATGGCGCTCAGCGCCTGGCCTTCGCTCTCGGCACCCACGCTTTCCAGCGCGACGCTCGCGAGGCATCGGCAAACCTGTTCCCAGCCCGGCTCCTGCAAGCCCATTTCGTTGCGGGTCGAGATCGGCTGCTCGATCACCACGCGCTCGCGCAGCGTGCCTGCGAACTCGCTCATGCAAGCCTCGTCCGGCGATAAGGTCGCCACAAGGCCGTCACTGCAGCCGGCGGTTCTCCCGCCTCGCCGTCGCGTGCCGTAAACAGGTGCGCGACCAGCCGAAGCACGCCCTGCCGGATCGGCTCCGGGACGCCATTCTCATCCTGCGCCAGGCCAGCCGTTCCGCTCACCCGCACGCGCGTGGCGCCCGCCGGATCGATCACTCGGACCCAACCGTCGCCGCCCGCATCGATGTCGACCGCGTAATTGGCGCTCGGAACTGCCGTAAGCACGCCGTTCACGTCGACTGCTTCAAGACTCGATATCGATTGCACCGGCGCAGGTTCGATCCGCTGCCACTTGCAGCTCGCCGGCACGTCTGTCGCGAAGCTCCGCGCAATCACGGCCTGCCCCAGGAAGGCCTCGCACAGGGCGCTCGCCGTCCGGATCAGCCCCGCAAGCAGCGCCTCTTCCTCGCCCGTTTCAATCCGGACGTAGGCTTGCGCCTCGCTCATCGTCACGACGGGCAACGCCACTCCTTGCGCCGCCATCACCTATTCTCCACGCGCAGCACGACCGATCGCCGGTCGGTCCGGCCGGATTGCAGCACCACGTCATTGACCAGCCGGTACAGCTTGCCGGCCAGGCCGCCGCCCGCCTTCACGGTCGAGGTCGTCGCGTCGAAGTCGTTGCCGACGATCGTCACGCCACCTGGCTCGCCCGGGTCGACCGACCACTGGCTGTCGGCGATCAGGTCGCCAAGGAGGTATTCGGCGCCCCAATCCACGGAATAATCGAGGACTGCCTCGGGGTCCTTGAGTAATAAAGTCATGTCGATCCTTTGCTTGCGTCAGCCAGGGTCGCGGCTCAGCGCGGCTCCGGCGGGGCGACGATGTCGCTCTTGGCGACGACGAGCCGGTTTGCGGGAGCCCTGGTGTTGCCCAGCCTCTTGGCCGCGCCGACTCCGGGTTGCGAGGAGAGCGGGACGTCGCCGATCGAGCTTGCCGCGATGCTCATGCGATCAAACCGTGGGTGATCAGCTTCGCCTTCAGGTCGTTGACCAGCGCGATTGCGCTGCTGAGATCAGTCGCATCCGCAGCCGTCCCGGTCTGCCGCGCCGTCACCACTTGCGTGCCGTTGATCGAATAGCTTCGCCCAGCCGCCGCGAGATCGAGCCCGTTCGCGTTGAGCTTGGCCAAATCCGCCGCCCCGAAAGACGTCCCAAAATAGATGTCGGAAGCTTCGACGTGGAGCCGCTGATAAGCTCCACCAGGGGCGCTGTAGGAGATCAGCCAATTGCCGGACCCCGAGCCGCCGCTGCCGATGTGCACGCCCGCCCCTGTCGACAGTGGCGGCAGGCCCGTCAGCCGCCCGCCGACATAGAGCCCCGACCCGTTGCCGTTGTCGCTGAGCGTGATGCCTTTCCCGGTCTGCACCGTGTCGGCGACGAATTGCTTCGTGAACATCCCGCCGCCCGAGAAATAGGCGCTGTTCCATCCCGAATAAGGAAAGCCGTTGATGGTGTTGTAGAAGGCCGCCTGGCCGCCCGACATCGGACCGACGTAGCTCGTCCCCGTTTCGAGATATGACGACACGACGTTCGTCATGGCGCCGCTGTAGGTGACGACGATCCCGACGTTGAAGGCGAAGTGACAGCCGAAGAAGTAATTTCCGAACAGCCCCATATCGAGGACGCCGATTTCGGGGCCGGCGAAGTTGCACGCCGTGAAGCACCCGACTTGTGCGTCCGATCCCTCGAGGACCACGCCCGCATTTTGGCCGCCGAAGTAGCAATTGTGGAACGTGCAGCTGTCGGCCAGCGACCCGTCGTTGGTGGATCCGCGCAGGAGCGCGCCCACGCCCTCCGTGCCGTATCCGAAGAAGACGTCGCGGCACGAGACTTTCGCAGTGCTGTAGAGCGCCGCCGGCGCATGGCGCAGCACCGCGTTCGTCACTGCTTGCGTCTGCGCACCCGGATTGTCGATCGTCAGCGTCGAAGTCCCGCCGCCTGACTGGATCTCGGCAACGATGGGATATTTGACCGTGTAGCGCGCGCCGGAAACGGTTGCGGT